TGGCTGGCGGTAAAGGCGGTGGTCAAACCACCACATCAGACATTCCAGAGTGGGCAAAAGAGCCTACAAAGCGCAACTTAGCAAGAGCTGAGGCAGTGCAACAAATTGGTTACCAGCCCTATATGGGTCCTGATTTAGCTGCATTCAATCCAACACAGCAATCTGCTATGCAAAGCCAGCTAGACGCTGCACAAGCATTTGGCTTGTCTGGTCCGCAAACAGCGTTAGCTGATATGCCACCCCCACAAGAGTTTGCTGGCGGTATTCGTGGATACAGCGCATTCCCATTATTTGAGCAAGCACAACAAGAGCTAGCTGCTAGGGACCCAGAAATGCAAGCGCAGTATGACGCATTGTTTGGCAACCCTGTTCCAACAGGTGATGATGATATTTCTTCTTTCTACAATACGCCAATGGAAAGACGCTTTAGAAAATTTTCTAGTTAAAGGTATTTAGCATGGCTAATGCAGCAATGGGCGGTCAGCCCAACATAATGCAAGGTGCAGCGCAAGGTATGCAGGTAGCAGGTCAAACTGCAGCACAAGGCACACAATATAGACCAATGGCAGTACAGGCTGGTCAAGTAGCAGGTACAGACCTGAGCGCATACACTAACCCCTATGAAACACAGGTTGTTGACCAATCACTGGCAGATATGGAGCGTGCACGACAAATGCAGCAAAACGTGTCTGACTTCCAGATGGGTCAAGCAGGCGCTTTTGGTGGTTCACGGCACGGCATAGCACAAGCAGAGTCTAACAGAAACTTTTATGACAGAGCTGGTGCAATGGCAAGTGGATTAAGACAGCAAGGGTTTCAGCAAGCACAGAACCTAGCAGGGCAAGATATACAGCGTACATTGCAGGCTGATTTAGCTAACCAACAAACAGATTTAGCTGGTGCAAATCAAAGACTAGCTGCAGGCGGACAATTGTCTAACATTGCTAACTTAGGTTTTGGCATGGGTCGTGACATACAGTCTGACATTATGAAGCAAGGCACGCTACAGCAAATGATGCAGCAACAGTTAATTGACGCAGGTAAGCAGCAGTTTGAAGGCTACGTTGGCAGACCTATGGATACTATTGGCATATTGTCACAAGCATTAGGTGCATCTACTATTCCGCAGTCACAGCAAACTAGAAAAGACCTCGGTTTGTTTGACTATTTAACTATGGGCATGGGCTTGTTCGGCTAATAAAACTCAAGGAATTATTATGACAGTACCAATAGACCCTACAATGCTAGCAGCGCTCTTACAGTCTGGACCAGCAGCGTCTACAGCTGCAGCTTTTCCGACTATGCCAGTTTCTGCTATATCGCAGGCTCCAGCACAATTAGCAGCACAGCAATCTGGTGGCATAAACAACATAGGCAGCGCGCTTAGCAGCATGGGCGCAACACCATCAACGGCATCAGCGCCTACTACTGGTGGATTGAGCGGTTTAGGGGGTATGAGCAAGCCTAGTAGCTTTGGAGATAGGTTGGCTAAAGTGAATGCAGAGACTCCACAGCATCATGCGCTAGTAGCATCTAACGCACAGTATGTGCCATTAGAAGCACCGAGAAAAAACCCATACGCGCCTACAGCGCCATCCAGTTTATTTGATATGTTGAAAAGTATGTACGGAGCTTAGCATGAGCCTGCTAGACAGATTAAGTGCGCCACAGACCCTAGAGCAAAAACTACAGCAGCAGATGTTTGGTGGGCAAGCGCCTATCGTAGAGCGCAGTGAGTACAGTCGTAACTTACCACCTGCTCCTGCACAAGCACCTGTACAAAAGGCTAGCTTCTTTGACAAGGCACGCGCTAAGCTAGCAGACCCTGCTTATAGAGCACAGTTAGCTGCCGCATTTAATACCATGCGTATGAACCCTGACGCTAGTGTTGCACAGCGTGCTTTAGATATGTCATCTGCTAACAAAACAGTACAGTATTTAGAGCAGCAGGGGCAGACAGAATTAGCTAACGCAGTACGTGCTAACCCAGCATTAGCTACAGATGCAATGAAGTCTATTATTGGCACTAACTATGCCAAACAATCGTCAGGCATACAAACAGACCCTGTGACTGGACAGCAGTATGTAACAGAATATGACCCTAACACAGGCGTAGGTAGACGTGTTGATGTAACTGGCGCTATTGGTGAAACACCAGCGCAGAAAGCGCAACGAGAAGCAGACCAAGCATTTAGGCTGCAAGATGTTGATGATGCGCGTACACGAGGTGTTGAGATATTTGATGCTGCAGAGCAGATAGACCGTTCTATTAACATAATGAAGCAGGCTAGGGACTTAGTTGCTGATGGCGATGTACAAACTGGCTTGGTAGAAAGGTATTTGCCAGCGTTTAACGCGAACACAGCGTTATTCAGAAGTTTAAGAACTACTTTAGGTATTGACGTTATCAACAGTGCTACATTTGGTGCTTTGAGCGAAGCTGAATTAAACCTAGCATTGAGTAAAGACATACCAGACAGCTTAGAAGGACCAGCGTTAGTTAAATACTTAGACAGAAAGATACAGGCGCAAAACAAGCTATATCGTGAGATGACTAAGAAAGCGCGTTACCTGCAAAGCGGTATATCACTGAGCGAGTACATGGATGAGACTGCAAAACAAGTGCAAGAAGGCTACGATACTTTAGCTGCATACCCTATTGGCGACCCTAATATGACGTATGCGGTATGGAATGAGATGACAAGCGATGACAGAAAGGCTTACTTAGAGGCTGACCAATAATGGCGCAAACTAAGCAGCAGATATTAGATAAATATAAGCCTAAAGTTGAGCCTACTGCTCCTGTTGAGTCACAACGTGCACGTACAGCAGCACAAGGTTTGACGTTTGGTTTCGCTGATGAGGTTGAAGCATTTATCAGGTCTGGATTTTCTGACCGCCAGTATGACGAGATACGTGACGAGCTCAGAGCTAAACTTACTGCTTACAAAAAGGCTAATCAAGGTGAGGCTTTAACATACGAATTAGCAGGCGCACTTGTTCCCTCTATTGCTTTATCAATGACTGGTTTTGGCGCGCCAGCAGGTGGGGCTAACTTAATGCGTACTGGCAAGGTTTTATTAGGTGAGTCAGCAGCATCTGCAATAGGTTACAGTGAAGGTGATTTAAGTGCTAGTCAAAGTCAGCTAGAAGCGCTAGGTAACACAGCGCAAGGCGTTGGGTTTGGTGCAGTTGTAGAAGGCGGTGTTAGGTTAACTGGTCCAATATTTGGCAAGGTTATTAACTTTGTGCGCAAGAAGTTTGGCGATAAGGCAGACAATGCAGTACAAGCTGAATTATTACGACTTGTAGAAGAAACAGGCAAGTCTGTAGATGAGGTCATAGCAGATGTAGCTGAAGGGCGCATTATGGCAGATAACATGACACTAGTTAATTCAATTAAAGCTATGGTTAACGAAGGCGGTTTAACTAAAGCTGAAATACTAGCATCATCTGCAGGTAGAGCAGCATCAACACGCACTGCTGCACAGGAAGAGTTAAAAGGCGCTTTAGCACCACAGTTTCAAGACCCTAATGTTATCCGTGCTATGAAACAGTCTGACGAACAGATAAAAGCACAGGAGCGCAAGGGCTATCAAGAAGTGTTTGAAGGTGGCGCTGCTGTACCAGCTAGTCTGCAAGAGCAAATGCTCAGCGTCATACAAAGAATGCCACAAGCAGCTGATGAGCTAGTTAGTATATATCGTGCAAGAAACATAGTACCATTGTTTAAAAAAGCAGATGATGGCAGCATAGAGTTTGTGCGCACGCCTAGTTTAGAAGATGCTGAAATATTGCGCAGAACTTTAAAAGATATATCTAAGGGACAGTTTGATGCTGGTCGCGGCACAATGGGCGCAATTGTTAGCGACTTAGAAAAATCTTTAAAAACACCGATAGACGCGGCTTCTCCAGAACTTGCATCAGTTAGGCAACAGTTTGCAACAAATAGCACTGCCAGAAATGCCTTTAATCTTGCGCGCAACAAAGCGCTAACTATGAATGTAGATGAGCTGTCTTACATAATAGAGCAAATGGCACCAGAGGCGCTAGAGGCATTCAGAGCTGGTGCATTAGACGCTCTTAACAATCAGGCTAGAAAGAGTGGTGTAATGCTAAGAGATTTAGCAAATGAAGATAAACAAATAGGTGCTGCATTACGTGTTATACTGCCACCACAGCAAGCAGATAGTGTGTTGGGTGCAGTAGGAAGAGCAGCAGAGGCTACTCAAGTTGCTCAACGTGTTAGACCTGAGTTTGGCTCACCTACACAAGCACTGCAGCGACAGCAAGAGAAAATGGGTTCACGAGTTTCAGCAGAAGATGCTTTAAGAGGCTCGCAAGGTGATATGTTCTCATTGATAAGAATACTTAGAGACACTATACCATCAGGCAAAGGTTTATCTGATGAGCAAATGCTACAAGTAGTTAAGGTCTTATTTAGCGAGGACCCAACACTAGTAGAGACAGCGCTTAAAGATAAGCGTGCATTAGGCGAGTTATTACGTAAAGCTGAAGCAGCTGTTAGCACTTTAGCCACTGGCGCTAGAACAGGCGCAGTACAGCAAGCTGCACAACCAGCTGGACAATAGGAGATAACGTGGAAGCTAAACCATTATCAGAAAGAGACATACAATCTATTGCACAATCAGCAGTAGAAAACTGCGTTGATTTTGTAGAGTCAGAAGTAGCTCCATCTCGTATTAAAGCTCAAAGATATTATGAGGGCGAGGTAGATATTGGTGAGGAAGAAGGACGCTCTACTATTGTAGCTACTAAGGTGCGTGACGTTATACGTTCTATTAAGCCTAGTTTGATGAGAGTATTCTTACAAACAGACAGAGCTGTTGAATTTATACCTAGCGGTCCAGACCACGTACAGTTTGCTGAGCAAGCTACAAAGTTTGTTAACTACAAGTTTGAGGAGCTAGGTGGTTATAAGGTCCTAGCAGACGCAATACATGACGCTCTACTTAAAAAGAACGGCATTGTTAAGGCGTACTATGACACAACCGTAGAAGGCGAGATTTACGACTTTAACAACCTTAACGACATGGAGTTTACTGCTATTGTTAATGACGATGGCATCGAAGTTGTTGAGCACGTTACGCGCATGGAGATTGAGATTGACCAGATGGGCATGGAGATGGAGTCACCTAGACACGATTTAAAGGTGATGCGCTCTGCTGAGATGGGCGATATAAAAATTGAAAGCGTACCGCCTGAAGAGTTTTTTGTAGACGCAAGTGCTCGTAGTTTAGAAGATGCATACGCTGTATGCCACAGAACAGATATGCGCGTTGGTGATTTAGTTGAGATGGGTTTTGCGTTTGAAGATGTTGTTGAACTCGGCAACATGGATGACTCTGGCTCATTTGCTGATTTAGAAGATTTTACACGCACAGGCTATGTTGATACGCATGACGATGATGAGCAAGACCTGAGTATGCGTAAGGTTATGGTTACTGAGCTATACATCAAGATGGATGTTGATGGCACAGGTGTACCACAGCTACACAGATTATTATTGGGTGGTGACAACTACAAGGTACTAGATGTAGAAGAGTACGGTCACCTACCATTTGCAGTGTTTGAGGTTGACCCTGAGCCGCATACGTTCTTTGGCACAAGTGTTGCAGACCTTATTATGAATGACCAAGACAGTGCTACGGCATTGCTACGTGGTGTTCTTGATAACATTGCATTAACGAACAACCCACGAACTGAGATATTAGACGGTTCGGTAAACATTGATGACGTTCTAAACAACGAAATCGGTGGTGTTGTACGAGTGAAACAGAATGGGTCTATACAACCTTTGACTGTTCCATTTGTTGCTGGACAAACATTGTCAGCCATACAGTATTACGACCAAGAGATTGAGAATAAGACTGGCATATCTAAAGCTAGTCTTGGACTGAATCCTGATGCCCTGCAAGCTAAGACTGCAACGGCTGTAATGGCTACCATGCAAGGTGCAGCAAGTCAGACTGAGATAATGGCTAGAAACCTAGCTGAAGGCGGTGTTTCGCAGTTGTTCAAACTACTTCTTAAACTGGTTGTAGAGAACTGCGATGAAGAGACTATAATGCGCGTATCAGGCAATAACTACGAGCCTATTGACCCACGTAGCTGGGACAAGAAGATGGACGTTAGCGTTAACGTAGGGCTTGGTACAGGGCAAGAGGACCAGAAGCAGGCTGCACTAGCTCAGGCACTACAGATGCAGATGCAGATATTCCAAGCATACGGTGTAGGCAATGGCATGGTTAGTCTAACTAACATACGAAACACATTAGCTGATATGCTAGCTATGAATGGTTTGCGTAACTCTAACCGTTACTTCCAGCCTATGGATGAGCAGATGGAAGCGCAGTTGATGCAGCAGCAAGAGATGCAGAAAGCACAGCAGCCACCACAGATGACGCAGCAAGAAGCGTACATACAAGCTGAACAGATTAAAGCGCAAGCGAAGGCGCAAAGTGACATGGCTAAAGTGCAGTTGGATGCACAGAAAGCGATGGCAGATGATGATTTGAAGCGTGACCAAATGGACCAAGATTTATTAGTAGATGCAGCTAAGATTCTTGGGCAGTATGGTACGGCTGTTGATGTTGCTGCAGTTAAGACAGCACAAGCAGCACCCAGACAACCTAACGGATAAACGATTTGAATATAAAAGATAAAGCCAGCCGAGCACGCGCGCTGGCGCAAGACGAAACCTTTATGGAAGTCTTGTCACAGATTCGAGAACGACAAACTAGTGTGTTCTTGGACAGCGGAGCATCAATAGATGCTATTAAAGACGCGCATGACATTGTACGTGCGCTTAACTGTATCGAAGATTACTTCAACACTGTATTTGCAGACGAGGCAATCTACGATAAGAAAGAAGAGAAAGGAGCAGCACCGTGGAAACGACTGAAACTTTGAATGATGGCAGCATAGAAAGCGCCATAGCGAGTATGATACAACCTGAAGAGCCAGAACAGATTGAAGAAGAAGTTTCTGAAGAACCTGAAGAGGAGACTGAAGAAGCCACTCTGGAGCAAGATGAAGAAGGCGAAGAGGAAGTTGAGGACGAGCTCCCTGATGAAGATGACGAAGAGTCGGACGAAGAATCAGATGAGGATGATGGAGAATCCGAAGAGGACGAAGAAGATACTGAGCAAGCTGAGTCACAGGCACAAACTTTCACCGTCAAAGTTGACGGCAAGACCGAGATTGTTACCCTAGATGACCTCAAGCGTGGATACAGTGGTCAACAATACGTCCAAAAGGGTATGCAAGAAGCAGCTGAAGCTAGGAAACAAGCTGAAGATGTTTACTCTGCCCTATTGCAAGAGCGACAGAATATTGCTCAGCTATACCAGCAGGCACAAGAAGGCACGTTGGCTACGCCACCTGTTGAACCAGCAAGAGAACTGTTTAACACAGACCCCATTGGCTACATGGACGCTAAGTTAAAGTACGATGAGCAGCTAGAGTCGTACACGAAGCAGATAAAGCAAATGGAAAGTGTGACTAAGCAGCAAACTCAGGCTGAGGAAGCAGCGAAGCAAGCCTACCTGCAGCAAGAGATGGCTAATCTACAAAAGGTTATCCCTGACTTTGCAGACCAAGACAAGGCTTCTGCTATCAAAGAGAAGATTCTAGTTTCTGGTACGCAAGTTTATGGATACGAGCCAGATGAGATTGCGAACGTAATGGACCACCGTGCGATACGTGTATTGCATGACGCCATTAAGTATCAAGAGATTATGTCTGGTAAAAAGGCTGCCGAAGAGAAGGCTAAGCCTGCTAAGCGTAGAAAACGCCCTGTGAAGGCTGGTGCTAAGAAGAGTAATTCGAACGCTCAAGTACGTAAGAAGCAACGACAAAACTTATCCAAGTCAGGCTCCATTCAGGACGCTATGGCTTTAATTATGGAAACTTGAGGACACTATTATGACACAAGTAGCAAACACTTTTGACACCTACGATTCGGTAGGTATTCGCGAGGACCTATCTGACGTAATCCACAACATTACTCCAGATGAAACTCCTTTTTACTCAGCTTGTAAAAAAACTAAAGCTAAAAGCACTTTAGTTGAATGGCAAACAGACACTTTGCGTAGCTCAGCTTCTAACGCGCACATTGAAGGTGATGAAACAACCTTTAATGCAGTGTCACCAACAACTCGTTTGGTCAACCGTACGCAAATCTTTAAAAACGCTGTAGTTATTCCTGATACAGATGAAGGCGTAAACAAAGCTGGTCGTAAGCAAGAGATTGCATATCAAACTCTAAAAATTGCTCGTGAGCAAAAACTAGATATTGAGAAAGCACTTTTTGCTAACCAAGCAGCCGTAGCTGGTTCTAGCACTGCTGCACGTCAACTAGCTGGTCTAGGTGCGTGGGTTAAAACTAACGAAGAAAATGGTGGTGGTGATGCTGCTGCACCTGCTGGTGACGGCACTGATGCACGTACTGCTGGTACTGCTCAAAACCTTACCCAAGATGACTTCGATAGCGTTATGCAGCAAATCTGGACTTCTGGTGGCAACCCAGACCGTGTTTATCTTTCACCTGTAAACATGAACGTAGCTCTTGGCTTTGCTGGTAACAACAACCAGCGCTCACAAGTGCAAGCTGGTGACGAGACTGTTGTTAAGTCGCTAGACGTTTACGTAACTCCGTGGGGTACTGTAGAGTTTGTACCTAGCCGTGAGTGCCGTGGTTCAGACGTATACATCCTGCAAAATGATATGTGGGAAGTTGCTGTTCTACGTGGAACTAAGAACACTGAGATGGCTAAGACTGGTGATGCTACTAAGCGTCAAGTAGTTACTGAGCTAACTCTTTGCTCTAAAAACGAAGCAGCTAGCGGTGGTATCTTTGATACTAACGGTTAATTGCTAGTTTGTAGTACAATCAAGGGGTGGCTACGGCTGCCCCTTTTTTATGGAGATTACAATGGCTAGAGAGATTGATGAGAAGGTTCATTACGATAAAGATGGACGTCATTTTACAGTTGAAAGGCGCTTTGATGTGTCTGATGACCTACATAGAGCGAGAGTGCTTAGAGACGCACAGGCTGGCACTAAAGGCGAAAACAGGCTAGTAGGCACAATACCTATGCACTTAGTTAATGAGTGGATGAAAGAGGCTGGTGTTAGCCCTAGTGATAATGCAGCGCGCGCAGAGATATTGAAGAAGAAGATATTGTCTGGCGAGTTTGATAAATTTAGAGTATGGAAGGGCACGTTTTGAGTTATAAATATTTTACACTTGATGAGTTTAACTGTCAGGAGACTGGCGAAAACGAGATGAAGCATGAGTTTTTAGAGAAGCTGGATGAGCTGCGTGAGCGCTGTGGGTTTAGTTTCCGTATAACTAGCGGCTTTAGGTCTGTTAAACACTCTATAGAGGCGCGTAAGCCAAATGGTGGTGGTACCCATACCAAAGGTATAGCTGCAGACATATACGTCTCAAACGGTCAGCAGAAGGCTTCTATCATACGTCATGCTGTAGAGATGGGCTGCTTTAATGGAATGGGTCTAGCAAAGACATTCGTCCACGTAGATATACGTGAAGGCGAGCCAGTTATGTGGAGCTACTAACGCTTCTTTTTAGCAGTCTTAGCAGCTTTCTTAAACGCCCTAGCTGTTGGTCTACCTTTTGTGCCAGCTCTACGCATAGTCTCACCTGAGCCAGCCTTGATGCGTTTACGTTTAGCGTGGATGTTAGCGTATAAACCTTTAGGCATTACTTTTTCTTCCTGTAAGATACTTTTTTGCCAGTTTTCTTAGCTGCCTTCTTAGCTGCTGCCATACCTTTCTTTGTATATGAATAATGCTTTCCGCCTACTTTTGGCATATCAGTCTCCTACCATTTGGATTTATTTGCCCAATATGCTGCAGACATCTTACCTTTTGCGATGTTCTTAGCATGGCGAGCTTTGAATGATTTACGTCTTGCTTTCTCTGCTGCTGTCTTTGGATTCTTGCCAGCACCAGAAACACCTTGCTGTCCGTAGCGTATAGTTTTTACCTTGCCGCCTGATTTAGCAACAACAACGTGTGATTTAGTAGGATGATTAGGCGTTCTTTTGGGCTTGTTGTAACCAGAAACACCTACCCTAGCTAATCTTGGGTCTTTAGCCATATTCGCTCCAAAAAATTCCCTGCCCGAAAGCAGGGTAAAGGGAGATTAAAACTAGTGCATTTCAGGGTGCTCTAAGCGCAGCTGCTCTTCTGTAGGGGGTTCTTTCAGCTTAGTTATCTCAGCTTCCATCTCTTCCCAAAGAGCGATAATCTCTTCACGCGCATAGTTTTGTGCACCTTCATACACAGCCGATTGTAACACATTTATGAGTTTGTCCTTAATGTCATGTAGACCATGTGACTCTACTCTATCGAACATGATACCTAGCGTACTGTCTTTCATACTACACCTCAGTTGTAACTGATTGGGTCATACTTCTCGTCAGCGTCCATTTTTTTCAATTCTTCGCGGTAGTGTTTTGATATCTCAGACCGCAGCTTTTTGTTAGTTGGCATTAGGACTTGCCACTTCTCCCTTAGCATATCCATGTGACCTTTACCAAACTTGCTTTCTAGCCAAGAGGTAAACTCAGTTGGATTCTCTGTAAACTTTCTATGACAGTAGTGGCACAAGCATAAGGCATTGTCTAAAGACCACCTAACAGACTTAGCTGCCCTGCCGAATATATGAGCACACTCCATCCTTCCATCTACCTTGCAGCAGTGCTCACAAACATGGTTAGCTTTCTTTCTAACCACATCACTGAACCACTTGTCAGCTGCATCACGTTTTATCGCCATTTATCTCTTCCTTAGATGGGAACGGTATGTTCAATCCCAAGTCAGTTGCCAGATGCCTAATTATAACATTTGCTACCTGTGTAACCTCATCACTTTTTAATGCAGTTGTAGAGCGGCTTTTCTCAGGGTACATAGCTGTTTGTACCTCTAACCATATAACGTCCTTTACGCGCTCCCACGTCCACGGCATACCTATTGCTTTAGACTTCTTTGTTTCCTTGTCACGCAGCAGGCTCTTAATGGTGTACTCATACCCTGCATCATTGCAGGCATCAGCTATCATGCGGCAAAACTTATGTATAGCGTTATTCTGCTGCCCAGTACGCTGCTTACCTGTGGATAACTTTATAGTCAGGTACTTATTGTCTAAGTACAGGTCATTAACTAAACGCATTGCTTGACCATAGCTAGCGTCACTATTAACAATAATTTCTTTATTCATAACCTTTTCCTCAACCATTTCTGTGAAAGGATATCTGCCCTAGTTTCTAATAGGTCCCAAATAGAAGCGCGCGTTGGCGCCTTTTTGACCCTAAGCAGCTGCCCACTAGGACGTAAATCCTCATCAGTGCAAACCTGCCTGCCAGACAGCCTTGTCACCATTGTGTTCCTTTTGAGCCCTACGTACTCAGCGTATTCTTCGTAAGTGTAAGACTCACCGTTTTTAAAATGTCCATCTGTTCCAACAAACTCAATAAACTTCGTGTTTCTATGAGTTTCCATTGTTACCCCTTATAAGCCCAAGACCTATCAGTAAGTTTCTCCATCACATCAGACTTTTTCAACGACTGCTTTTTGTTGAATCCATTAGTCTGCCAAGTGCGAATACAAGCCTTCCAGTCTTTCATCTTATTTCTTCCAACCTTCCAGCCATTAGATTCATAGTAAGCAAACCACCTGTCAGCATCTACATTGTAACCCTGTTGATTAATGTAACTAACGACTTCATCACGCTGTGGCGGTATATTATTAGTTTTATTATTAACCTGTATTATTCCCTTAGAACTTTCTTTCGTGGGGGTAGGGAAATTATTTTCTAGGGGGGTAGGAAAATTTTTGCTAGGGGTATCGCAATTATTTTCTACTATGTAAATGCGTCTTTCTTGCACCCTTTTCGTACCCTTCTCATAAATCTCTTCACGCTGTATGTAACCAGCATCTTCAAGCGCACCTAACCAATTAGTTATGGACCTATTCTTCACGTCATACAATTCAGCAAAGTGTGCATTAGTTGCCCAGCAGTAACCTCTCTCATTACATAACGCTGTTATCTCACCGTACAACAACTTAGCGTTTGCTGGTATTCGATTGTCATACCTTACTGTGGCAGGTATGATTGCATAAAACCCCATGTGCATTTTAGAACTCTCCTTCTTTTACGAACTCACTTAAAGTTAAGTTAAAGCCATGTGCTAGCTTCAACATCGTCTCCAGCTCACAATTATTGTGTCTCATCAATCGACTTAAATGTGCTGGGTTAATTTCACAACGCGCTGCAACCACCTTCATTGTTAAGTCATCATAGGCTGCACGTCTCTTTATTGCTCTTTTAAGGTCAAACATAATTACTCCTTGTTGTAGAAGTGTCGATTATAATTCAGTGAATAATATATTACAACTTGTTAATTAATGTTTGCATCTGTCAATGACATCTGTATAATTTAAGTCTCACACACATAAAGCGAGGTATAATATGAAAGACTGCAATCATTTGACGCCTTATGAGCAGGGCGAGTTTGACGCAGTGCACAACTATGAAGCTGCACTGAATCAGCCAAAAGAATATTACTGGGGGTATGGTGACCAGTATTCGCGAGAGCAAATTGAAACTGCACGATGCGAGCAGCATCTGCGTGATTGGGGGATACAAGTATGAGCTGGCAAGATATTCAAAAGGGGCTGCGTTCTCCATTTAAAGCTAATCAGCTGCGCTGGAGACAAGGGCGTGGCGGTATGCAGTTAGCGTACATAGATGCGCGTGACGTAGCTAACCGTCTGGATGAGGTAGCAGGTATAGAAAATTGGCAGGACCGTTATGAAGAGGTATCTGGTCGATTGATATGTTATCTGTCTATACGTGTAGATGGTGAGTGGATTACTAAATCTGATGGCGCTGGTGATACTAATATTGAAGGCGAGAAAGGTGGTATATCTGATGCGCTTAAACGTGCAGCACAAAAGTTTGGTGTAGGTCGTTACTTGTACTACTTGCCAAAGAATGCCACTGCAAGCAACTTACCACGGTGGGCTATTCCAGATGTCGTATAGAGCTGAGTCAGGGCACTGGTATGACCAAGAGGGTGTGCCTGCATACACAACTGTAGGTGCTAATGGTAAAGAACGTAATACAACTTTGCGAGATGCACGGAAGCATCATCTTGTACCCAGTGTAACAACTGTGTTGGGGGTGGCTGCTAAGCCTGCATTAGAAAACTGGAAAGTGGACCAAGCATTACTAGCAGCAGCAACTATGCAGCAGAATGTAGGTGAGCCAGTTGAGATGTTTATGGCTAGGGCTAAGATGGAGTCGAAGCAGGTAGGTAAGAAGGCTGCTGAACGAGGCACAGAAATACACGCAGACATTGAGCGTGGCTTCCTCGGACAAGGCGTCTCAGAGGCTTATACAGCCGTTACAGATATACTGGAGTCATTACACCCAGAAACCAAATGGAGCGCTGAGAAGTCATTTGCGTGCGATTTAGGCTATGGTGGTAAGATAGACCTGTGTAGTGATAACGGCATCTTTGTAGATTTTAAGACTAAAGATAATCTTGATGGCAAAGACCCAAAGAAATTAGTGTACGATGAGCACGGTATGCAGCTATCTGCATATGCACAAGGCTTAGGCGTCACAGACCCAGTATGTGTATCTATCTTTGTTGATAGGCAGAAGCCAGAGATTGCTCTGTACCACGTATGGGATAACGAATCTCACAAGAAACACGCTGAGATGTTTAACGCGCTTCTAACGTATTGGAAGCTATCTAAAAACTACAATCCGAGTGAGGATATATAATGAGTATTAATTCAATGGTGTTTACAGGCAACTGCGGAGCTGATATGGAAATCCGCCATACCCCTAAAGGTGTTGCTATTGGAGCTGTAAACGTAGCAGTTACGTCAGGTTGGGGTGATAACAAAAAGACTACATGGGTAAAGTGTAAGATGTTCAAGGAGCGCGCAGAAAAGCTAGCGCCATACCTAACAAAAGGCACGCCTGTTACAATGTCTGGTGAGTTTGTTATGGAAGAGTGGACAGGCAAGGACGGCAATGCACGTTCTATGGCAGTATGTCTGGTTAACAATGTCCATTTTTCTAAGAAACAAGAAAGCGCAGCTGCACCAGTACAGCAGCCGCAACAACAAAGCAGTAACTTTGCTGATGATGATATACCATTTTAGGAGAGTCTTATGACTGATTATGAAAAGGCGCTGAAAGACGCGCATGAGCACGCAGATAAAGCCCTCGATAAAGTAGAGGACGCAGCTAAGTCTGCTAGAGATAGATTTAAGGCATGGCTTGATAAGCCGTGGCGCACAATGACACAAGGTGAAGCAATACTCGGTGGGGCACTGCTAGTATTGTTCATTTTTGTAGCGCTCTAGTTAACCCCTAGTGGTCAAGAGGACTCCTCTCCTCTATGTGCTGAGCTTGATGCACTCAGGACCTAAACGCATCATTACCTACACACATACCTGTTATGAATAAATAGCACTACTGACTAATCTAACACACCACTATAATCTCGCCTCAACTACTTGGGGTCGCGATGAACTACATTATTTTATTTACTTTACTGTCGCTAACGCTGATAGCCATAGACGATTTGGCTGGGCGAAGGCATACAGATAGATACAAGATAGAAAGGGAGCATTAGCTCCTTTTTTATTGCCATAAACACTTGTAAGTAACGGTTACTTCTGTATAATAGATGCCATACACACACAAACAGAGGTAACAAAAATGAAACTTCCATTTTATGTAGTAGAGTCTGAGGGCTTATTTTTTGAGTATCAAGACAAAGATGCAGCTGTCGATGCTTTCCATGAGCAAAAAAGGTTTGCAAACTATGAAGGCTTTTACGCTGTGTTAAAAGAGGTTTTCAAGACTGACAAAAATGCTGTTGGTTTTGGTGAGCAAACTTTAATGAAGTACTTCACATAATAAGGAAATAAAAATGGAAAAATTTAATAAAAACTTTATGAGCGAATTTGCTAAAAAAGTTAAAGATGATGATGGGCATCTTTTTAAGATTAGCCTTGCATTGCTGTCTTTTGCTAATTATATGGGTAACAAAAAAGCATGGCATGAAATTGATATTGCCAGAAGCACTATTGTTTGGGATAAAGTGCGTGGCTACAAAGGCTTTTCTATGGTTGGTCAGGATAAGTTGCTTAATGCTATGGAAGATTTGTTTGCACAAGCTGAAAGCGAGTACAGTAACTACAATGACTTAGTGCAGCAATTAAAATAATCAAGGGGAAATAATAATGAAAACAGCAATTTTTGGAGATGTAATAGTGCAGCTACCCGATGACTGGAGTGGCTGCATTGCGGAGCTTGAAGATAAGCTAAAGGATGCAGCAGTTTATACGTGGCTATGTGAGCACAATACGTGGTTATCTGATTGCTTCCCAGAGTGCGCGCAAGATGTGGCGCATGAGTTGTTAGAGGTGTTATACGCTGATGGTACAGACACTATGTTTGATGACATGATGACTGATGCCAGAGAGCGTTACGCAGCTACAGGGCATAAAGAAGAAAAAAACCCTGAGTTGTTTTATGAATGTCTAGCTGTACCTAACTTCAAAAAGTACGTGCATGACGCACAAGAGTGGTTGGGTAACAAATATACCTTAGCTGAGGCATATCGTGATTCACTGTATCTGTATCTGGAGAGACGGTTAGAAGATGAGATTATCAGTGAGTTTGGTAAATCTGTTCATTAGGAGATTATTATGAAACAAGCAATAAGAGTGTTAGACCACCTAGAATCAGGTGAAACAATAACGTCACTGCACGCATTTAGAGACTTAGGCATCACTAGGTTAGCTGCAGTAATTTATGACCTACGTAAAGATGGTCACTTAATCCAGAAGCGTATGATAAGCGTAAAAAATAGGTTCGATGAGAATTGTAGTGTTGCTGAGTATTATCTGGAAGGTTGTAATGGGTAAGGGAAGCGCACCACGTCCTATACCAGACCAAAAGCGGTATGAGGATAACTTTGATGCAATCTTCAGAAAGGACAAGCCCAAAGATAAGCCTAAATCTAAGGCGAAACTAATGCGCGAGATGAGAGCTAGGAGAGCTGAGCAAGGACTAAAGGAGATGCGTATTTGGGTCACTGAAGAAGAATGTGTCAAGATTAATTCCATTTTGAATAAATAGTATATACTAGTGCCTTAAACTAGCGAGGTAAGCTATGACAAGGCACTTAGTTATACCAGATACGCAAGTAAAACCAAACCAGCCTGTCGAACATCTTCGGTGGGCTGGCTTGTATGCAGCTGAAAAGAAACCAGACGTTATCATTCATATAGGTGACCACTGGGATATGCCCAGCTTGTCGAACTGGGATGTAGGCAAGAAGTCATTTGAAGGTCGTAGGTACAAGGATGATATAAAGGCTGGCTTAGATGCTATGGAAGTGTTCTTAGAGCCAATAAGGGCAGAACAGAAGCGTCTAATATCTAACAAGAAGAAACAATGGAATCCACGCCTAGTGTTCACTTTAGGCAACCATGAGCAGCGTATAGAGCGCGCTATCGAAGCAGATGCAAAACTAGAAGGGTTGATAGGCTATGATGACCTGAAGCTAAACGAGCTTGGGTTTGAGGTTTATGACTTCCTAGAGGTAGCAATCATAGATGGTATAGCTTACTCACATTACTTCACATCAGGCATCATGGGTAGACCAGTATCCAGTGCTAGGAATATGTTATCTAAGAAGATGATGAGCTGTGTCATGGGTCACGTACAAGACAAAGATATTGCTTTTGCACGTAGAGCTGATGGCAAAAACATCTTAGGTTTGTTTGCTGGTATATTCTATCAACACGATGAGGAATATCTAACTGCACAGACTAATGGTTCATGGCGTGGTATATGGATGCTCAATGAAGCTAATGATGGCAGCTGCGAAGAGATGCCGATTACACTTGGCTATCTACGCAACAGGTATGAGGGTAAGTGATGAAGAGCGCATTAAAGAAACAGGAAGGCGGTAAGCATTACGATATGCCTATACAGCCTATTGAGTACATAACGAAAAACAATCTGCCATACATTGAAGGCAACATTGTTAAATACGCTTCTCGACACAAGAACAAGAATGGGGCTGAAGATATTAAGAAGATTATCCATTATTGTGAGCTGCTGTTAGAGTTAGAGTACGGACTTAAATAGGATATAATCGGCACATGATTAGAGTTACTATAGATGACGATATACATGAAGCCGACCTAGAGTTGATTAACGACTTCGCTCAGGCAATCTCAGACCGTGATTCACTGTTGTTAGAAGAAGTGGTATATTTAGCGCAGCAACGGATTGAGAAATCCTATGAAGAGACTGAAGTAAGGATATAGAGTGCGACCAAGTACATTTACATCAGAGTTAGGCGATGACATCTGCAGACGATTAGCAGCTGGCGAGAGTGCCAGACAAATCTGTAGGGATGAAGGTATGCCTGCTATGAGCACGTTAATGAAGTGGCTGAATGATAGTGACAAAGTACAGTTTTCGGAGCAGTACGCGCGCGCGAGGGACTGTCAGGCAGACTTTTACGCAGACGAGATAATAGATATTGCTGACGAGCTGTCAGATGTAGCAGAGAATGCTGAGCTGGCTAAAGCTAAACTACGTATTGATTCACGTAAGTGGAAGGTAGCAAGGATGGCTCCACGTAAGTATGGCGATAAGCAGCAGATAGACCACACATCATCAGACGATACTTTCAAACCCACAGTTGTAAAGTTGGTAGCTGAGTATGACAAAGGAAAAGACTAAAGAGGTCACAACCAGTGTTAAGCTGCCACATAAGATTGTAGAAATCTTTGAAGGTGAAGCTAGATATAGGTGTGCATATGGTGGTAGAGGGTCAGCTAAGACACGGTCCTTTGCATTGATGACAGCAGTACGTGGTTATACGTGGGCAATGGAAGGCAAGCAGGGACAAATACTCTGTGCTCTTGAACACCTAAACTCTCTCGATGAATCATCCCTAGAAGAAGTTAAGTCAGCTATACGTGGTGTAGACTTCCTAAATGACTTCTATGAGCTAGGCGAAAAGTTTATAAGGTCAAAGTGTGGACGTATCAACTATGTGTTCTCTGGTCTTAGGCGCAACCTAGACTCTATCAAATCAAAAGCACGTATCATTCTCTGCTGGGTAGATGAGGCAGAAGGTGTATCTGACACTGCATGGCAGAAGCTAATACCAACGGTCCGTGAAGATAACTCTGAGATATGGGTAACATGGAACCCTGAGACAAAGCATTCAGCTACTCATAGAAGGTTTAGAGTGCATCCGCCACAGGATATGAAGATTGCTGAGATTAACTGGAGAGACAATCCATACTTCCCTGATGTGCTAGATAAAGAGCGGCAGCAAGATAAGATAAACAGACCTGACCTGTATGACCATATATGGGAAGGTGAGATGCTTATCCATGCAGAGGGCGCTTACTACGCTGTAGAGATGCGTGAAGCCACACATAATGAGCGTATGACTAACGTGCCCTACGACAGCTCTGTTGGCGTTATAACGGCTTGGGACTTGGGGATGGGCGATAGCACTAGTATCTGGTTTGCACAGATGGTGGGGGCAGAGGTGAGGCTTATAGACTACTATGAGAGTAGCGGTGTAGGTCTGGACCATTACGCTAAGGTCTTAAATGAGAAAGGCTACATCTACGACCAGCACATTTTGCCACACGATGTAAGAGTCAGGGAGTTGGGCTCAGGTAGAAGTAGATTAGAAACATTAGATAGCTTGGGGGTGCGACCAGTACAGATTGCACCACAGTTAAATGTTGATGATGGCATACAGGCAGTTAGAAGTATGCTAGGACGCTGCTGGTTTGATGCTGAGAAGTGCGAGCGTGGCATTGATGCGTTGAGGCAGTACAGGCGTGAATACGATGAGAAGGGCATGACGTGGCGCTCAAGACCATTGCATGATTGGACCAGTCACTGTGCTGATGCTATGAGGTATCTGGCTATAGGTTATAGACCCGCATCAAACTGGGGTGAGCCTATCAGACGAAACCTTCAAGGGATTGTATAAAAGTGGTATAATCAGCCGTTAATTAACAGGGGTGTTTTCATGAGTCTATTCGGTTTAGGTAAGCGTGGCGAGCAACTAGCGAAAGGTCTTGTAGATTTACTTCAGCAGCCACAGGCAGCGCAGACAAATCTATTAAACGTGTCACCGCAAGAAATAGAAAGAATGCAGCGCGCTGTTGATGCAGGGTATACGAAAGACTTGTACCACGGCACACATTCTAGCTTTGATGAGATTGACCCAAGTAAAGTAGATTTGGGTATACATTTGGGGACTGAGCAGCAGGCTAATAATCGTCTATTAGATGTACGCAGCTATGGTCGATATGGCGGTGGCAGCACAAACTTCCAAGAAGGCGCAAACGTAATACCATTGAAGGCGCGTCTAGGGGAGTCTTTAGAGATGGATGATGTAGGAGATTTCAACTCTAGCATACAGGTGCTCGAAAATCTGTTACAAAATAAACAGTTTGCTCGGCAATCTGACCAAAGCCATCTTAATGCAATGCTACAGGATGCAAAAACTTCTTTAAGTCAGTATGGCGACTATGATTCGTTCTATTCTAGCCCTGAAAATAAAGGATTGTTAGAAGAAGTTAACAAGGAAATTAGAGATAAAGGATACGACTCTATAAAATACTTAAATGAGGTAGAAAATAGTTATGGAAATAGTGCTGGCTTGAACGAAGCAGGGATGCAAAGAAAACAAAAAATAAAAGATGCTATTAATAAGTTAGAAAAACAAATACGTAGCCGAATGCCACAAGTGCCAGAGCCTGACAATCCTAATCATAAAGAGTTAATACAGCAGTATATGGAAGCAAAGCCAAGCGCATACACGACAGCTGAAGAAGCACAGATAAAAGATGATTTGATAGCAGAGTCAATGTCTATAGATGAAACCCCTGTATATCAAGAAAGCCCATACTCATATATTGCATTGCAGCCAGAAAACGTAAAATCTAGGTTTGCACAGTTTAAAGACCCTAACAACCCAAACCTACTCGCAAGCGCAGGTGCTTTAGGCTTGATGTCACTGTTCGCCCCTGAAGAGGCAGATGCAGGCGTGCTAAACAAGATTAAAGCATTTCACGGCTCACCGCATGACTTCGATAAATTCTCAAGCGACCACATAGGCACAGGCGAAGGCGCACAGGCGTTTGGTCGCGGACTATACTTAGCTGAGCGCAGAAAGACAGCAGAAAGCTATAGAGATGCATTGACTAAGCGTGACATGGAGTATGAAGATTGGCTTGGAGAGCAGTATAGTAACGCAGAGAAAAATCAAGACTTTGGGCGTATGGAAATGTACGAACGCGCCATGATGCACGACTTACCAAAAGACTTCAAAGAGCTAGCCAAAGATACTGATTACGATGAAGACTACAGAGAACTAGCTAAACAAGTAGCTGATGAGTTGGAAGCATTCACAAAGGCTGATGGGACTAAGCCAAACTTTGGCAAGATGTACGAAGTTGAAATTGATGCTGCACAAGATGAGCTGCTTAATTTTGACGAGCCTTTAGACGACCAGCCAGAAAAGATAAAGAAACTATTAGCTGAAACTGATTGGCATGAATATGCTGAAGATGCTCTTTATGAAAGAATGATGGATAGCAATCCTACTGGCGGCTCACTATTAAGATACTTAGAAGAAGAGGGTGATGGTTATGCGTCTCAGGCATTGCGTGACGCAGGTATCAAAGGCATCAAATATGCTGACGCACAGACACGTTTCTCGCCTAAAGGCAAAACACATAACTTTGTTATATTCGATGACAAGCTAATAGATATAACACGCAAGTATGGTATAGCGCCTGTAATGGCATCTGCTGTGTTAGCAGGCACTATGACACCTGAGCAAGCTATGGCTATGTCAGAGAGCGAAGCAAGAAAGGGCATGTCACGTAAGGAAAGACGAGACAATCCAGCTAGCGAAAACCTACAAGCATATGCAAAAGATAGGACAGGAAGAGCTGTAGGTGAAATGGGGCTAGGACTGTTACAAGGTATAGGTGAGGGCGCTGATTTCTTCAAGACTGAAAACTTAGCAGCTATGTATTTTGGGCTGCCACAAGTTACTACAACTGGTCAGGATATAATGCAGCCACTCACTAGTAAGAGTTTCTTAGATGAAGATGAGGGCAAGCAAGCAGCAAGGTTAATAGGCTCTTTGTTCAGCCCTATTTGATAGATTATTTAAACAACAGTGACACCCATAAATTTGTTATAATCGGCTGACTTACTGGAGCCAATAATGTCAATATCAACATTTGCAGAGTTAAAGAGCAGTATTGCTGATTTTCTTAACAGGACAGACTTAACTACTGTTATACCGTCATTCATCAGTCTTGCTGAGGCGCAGATTAACCGTGACGTGCGTCATTGGCGCATGGATAAAATTACAGCAATTAATACGAACGCTGGTGTTGGTGAGTCTATATTGCCTGAGAACTATCTTGAAACTAACAGTGTAGCATGGGCGTTTGATGGCGGACACATGAAGTCATTAAACTTTGTAACAAACAAGGTATTTGCTGAAAGAAAGTACAATGCACAAGGTACGCTAGGCACGCCTGAAATATTTTCATTTAAAAACAATGCAAATGTACCAGCTCATTTTATACAGATATTGCCAGCACCGAGCAGTAGCGGGTTTGTAACAATTGATTACATGGAAAGAGTGCCAGCATTGTCAGACAGCACAACAACTAACTGGCTGCTATCAGAAGCACCAGATATCTATTTGTATGGCTCACTATTACACGCTGCACCATATCTGCAAGACGATGAAAGAATTGCTGTATGGGCACAACTATATGGCGCTGCAGTTAAGCAGCTTAATGAATCGTCAGAGAAGGGTAAATTCTCACCTGACAGTTTAGGCATGAGAAAGCTAGGCTTAGATACTAGCAGGTCTAAACGAGCAAACCACGTTCGCTGGAGCTAAAACATGGCAACTACTACATATTCATTCAATCTTCCTGTTGTCGGTTCTGACAACGATACATGGGGAACAAAGTTAAATGAAAACTGGGACAAGACTGATGACTTGTTTGATGGGACGCTAGGCGTATCAGGTATTGATATAAATGGTGGCTCTATTGACGGTACGCCTATAGGGGCAGCATCAGCATCAACAGGCGCATTTACTACCATATCTGCATCTGGTGATATCACAGGTAATGTAAAAGGTGACATAAAAGCTACAGACGGCACTGTAGTGTTAAACAATGGCACAGATGGCACAGATGCTACGTTTACTGGTGCTGTAACAGGCAATGCTACAACTGCTACTACAACAGCAACGCCACAAGCATTTAGCGTATCAGGAGATGTAGCAACCTCGGCTGGCGTAGACTTTGATGGCTCAGGTGCAGTTGATTTAGCCGTAACAATTACAAATACTTTGTGGGATAAGATATATCCTGTAGGAAGTATATACGCTACAACAGAGGCTTCATTCGACCCTAACACTTCTTTTTATGGCACATGGTCAACATATGCAGCAGGTAGAGTTCTAGTAGGTCAGGATACAGGAGACACTGACTTTGACACCATCAATGAAACAGATGGTCATAAAACACACACATTGACTGTCGATGAGATGCCTGCACACACGCATATAGAAAACACTGTGCCTGAAAGGAGCGATATGTTTGTAGATAATAGTCTCACGGTTACAGTGGCAAGCACTAGGTCCAGTGATATTGATGCTTCAAGCACTACAGGTACAACTACATTTAGTACAGGTGGCAGTCAGTCACACAACAACTTGCAGCCATATACTGTTGTAAAATACTGGCGCAGAACAGGTGAATTAACTAAGAGGCAAAACAATGGCAAATCCATTTAAAGGGTCACCAGTAGAGCTGCACGGCATGGTCTACGATATGGTCCCAGTAACACCAAATGACGGCACGGACAACGTAGGCACTGGTAACATTGCTGTTGGCTTGTACGTAACTAACGCAGGTGATGTATCTTTTGACAATAAAGATGGCGTCACTCGTACAGTTACTGTACCTGACAACTTCTATCTTGTGTGTTCTGTTAAGCGCGTTAAATCAACAGGCACTACTGCATCTGGTATTCACGCACTGGTGGTTTAAATGTTAAATACGGGCATATCATTACAAAGGCTTGCTACAAAAGCAGGGGTAGGCTTTACCCCAAAGAAACTGTTTTCCAATGGTGAAGCAGGGGTGTGGTATGACCCTAGTGACGTTGAAGCATCACTAACTTGGCGTAGGAATTTACTAGAGTATACAGAGAGTTTTGATAACAATTATTGGGCAAAGCAAAACTTAAACATTAATAGCAATCAAACTGTTGCGCCAGACGGCACAACTACTGCTGATAAAATAGCAGAGATAGCTACAAATACTACATATCATTTTGTACTTCGCGGCACTACATTAAGCGCAGGCATTTATACATTAAGCGCACACTTCAAAGCGAGTGAGCGTAATTATGCGGCTTTAACAATTAGAGCAAATGGCTCAGCAGATAGGATTGCTGTTTTATTTGATTTAGTTAATGGTACTGTGTCTGATACAGAAACATTTGGTTCTCCATCAAACACTTCTTATTCTATAACATCAGTTGGGAATGGGTGGTATAAGTGCAGTGTAACTGTAAGCCATACAAGCGGCTCTTTAACATCATGCTTTAGTCCGCATAATGACGGAAACGGTGATGGCATTATAAATTTAGATTACGCGGGCACAGCAGGGCATGGCGTATTTGTGTGGGGCGCACAGCTAGAAGAAGGCTCTACAGCTACAGAATATCAACCTATCCGTAGCACGTTTGATAATGCGTTTAAGCAGGCTTTCCCTAAACATACACTGTATCAAAACGAATACGGTAAAACGCCTGTAACAGGCTTAGGTCAGTCTGTAGGGCTTATGCTAGATAAGTCTCAGGGTGTAGCGTTTGGCGATGAGGAAGTAACTAATGGTGGGTTCGGCTCAGCTAGTAACTGGGCTATTAACTCAGCAGACGCGGCATCTAATATAAGTAATGGTGTAGCTTACGTTGAGAGCGCAGGGTCGAATGCGTACATAACACAACAGCTAACAGGCGTAACGGCAGGCAAAACATATGTCCTTAAATTTAATTATATCAATGCACAAGGCACTGGATTGGCTTATGTAAGGTATGCAGGCACAAGTTTAGCACCAACAGGTTCGCACGAGGTAGGGGAACTCTCATACATATTTACCGCAGGCAGTGGCTCGCCAGAGTTGCGCTTCATGACATTCGCTAACGATGGCGTATCATTCACTATTGATAATGTATCTGTCAAAGAAGTAAAAGGCTCACACGCTACACAATCAGATTCTACTAAACGCCCTGTATTCGCAAGGCATCCTGAACGCGGTAGAGTTAACCTGTTAAAGTACACAGAAGAGTTTGATAATGGTTTTTATGATAAAGGCTCAAACACAGTTGTAACAGCTAATTATGGCGTTGCTCCTAATGGTACTCAAACAGCTGACAGATGAGAGATGCCTGCACAAGGAAGCACATATATTGAATGTGGCATCCCAGTTACTAATGGCAGTGTTTATACCTATTCTATTTACATAAAATCAACATCTGGCACCAGTAATTTTAGTCTGTTTTACAATTTTAATGGCACTGTAATACTCGGTCAGCAAACAGCAACTTCAGAGTGGCAAAGGTTTGACTACACTGTTACATCTTCATCAACAACTGGCAGATTCGGCATAAATAATGGTGGCGATACATACGCTAGTGATATTCTTATCTGGGGAGCGCAACTAGAAGAAGCCAACGAAGCTACAGGCTATCAAAAAGTAGTAGACGATTACGACATTACAGAGAGTGGTTATAAGTCTGTTTACTATCTACAGTTTGATGGTATTAATGATTGTATGTCTATTAATAGCCTTACATCAGGCAATACTCCATTGACTGCTTTGTTTGGGTATAGTGCTACTAATGCTGAAGCTACACGCGCTAGATTACTTTTCGATATAGGTGTTGGCAGAACTATAGTAGGCGGCAGTGCAGACACAGCAGGTAAGATTGGTTACTACGATGGGTTGTGGCGTGAGTTTGAGGCTGATGCTGACGCTATCAAAGTATTAACTTACGATTTAGTTGAAGATGACGCTAAGATTCGTATTAACGGCACTCAGGAATACTCTGATACAGTCTATGTACAAAGAGCAATAGGCGGTCAAATATCGTTATTTTCTGAACTTACTGGCACTGGTAACTTTTTGGCGGGCAACTTATACCAGTGTGTGCTAAGAGCCGAAGAATCAACAGACAAAGAAATAGACCAAGCAGAAGAGTTTGTAGCTATTAAGACAGGCTTGAAGTCAGAAGTAGTAGGACTGGCTACACTAGACTTAAACTTTGGTGCTAACACATATACAGCTAGAAACAGCAATGGGAGCGTACTATGAGTACATTCAGTGAATTAATAGACTTTACACGCTCTTCTACTGGTACATACTTAGACAGTGTTGTGTATGGCGATGAGTTAGTTACTAATGGTACGTTTGATACTGACACTTCTAGTTGGACAGTAGCAGGCTCTAGTCCTCTCTTCACATGGAACGCTAACGGTTACATAGAGCTAGATAGAAATGGCGGTTCAAGTTGTAAGTTGCAACAAACATTATCTACTCAGTCTGAAAAAACATATAAATGCTCTTTCTCTTTGCTTGCTGTCGCGCCTAAAGTAGGTGTTTTGATAGACGGTGCGTTAGAGTTTGAAGCTACAGCAACAGGTGATTATGTATTTTATTTTTCATCAGGCACTTCAAATAGTACAGCCTTAGAGTTTTCATTGCTTAACTCTTCAACTGCAACTGCTACTATAGACAATGTATCGGTTGTTGAAGTCACAAGCACAGCAGGTGGCACACCTCTACTTAGAACAGCAGATACTAACGAACCACGCCTAGAGTATGATGCTAGTGGTCAACCATTAGGTTTGTTAATTGAAGAGCAGAGAACAAATAAAATCACAGAAAGCAACTTTAATAATGTTACTAAGCAAAGTGTAACTACAGCCAACGACTATGCTGTTGCCCCTGATGGAACAAATACCGCAGTTGCGATGTTTGAAACAACAAATAATAATTTTCACAGAGCATACAGTACTACATCGTATGGAAATGGCGTTGTTTACACGCAAAGCGTTTTCTTGAAATCAATAGGCGGCAGGGCAGGACAGCTTACCATGACTGCTTCTGGATTCGGCACTATTCATGCTAACTTTGATTTAATTAACGGTGTTGTAGGTACAAAAAATAACTGTGAAAGCCAGATAACGCCAGTTGGTAATGGTTGGTATCGTTGCTCTATAACAGCTACAGCAATAGGCGATTCGGGCGGTGATGCTAGTGTTGTTTCTGTGACATCACCAACAAGCACAAGGTTGCAAAACTATGCGGGTGATACGTCTAAAGGGTTATTAGTTTATGGACTGCAAGTAGAAACAGGCGCATTCCCTACATCCTATATCCCTACAAGTGGCAGTACAGTTACTCGCAATAAGGATGCCTGTTCGTTGCCATTAGAGCGTTATCATCATAATGCACAAAGCTACACAATGTATGCTGAGTTTCAAAGCAGTCCAAAAGTGCCTAGTGACTATGAAAGGGTATGGGTGTTATCTAACGATGACTCGCCTTCTGACTACGTTCAGCTACAATACAATACCACAAGTAAGATGCAGGTATATTCTCGATACAATAACAGTGCAAACGGTAATGTTAGCAATATTGAAGTCACAGATACAACTAACAAAATAGCATTAAAAGTTGATGGCACAGTAATGCGTTTAGCTTGCAACGGTGTATTGCGACAAGCCACATTATCAAACGCAATAGAAGATTTCACCAAACTAACTATAGGTGCATCTGATAGTATTTCAATTCCGTTGAATAGCCATATAAAAGTAATACAGTCTTATGCAAAAGGCTTAACAGACGCACAGCTTATAGACTTAACCAAGCCATCATCCTCACCTACAATGAGCCTAACATTTGATGGACAAGCAACCAGTGAATTAGTAGAGGGTTTACATGACTAAGACAGTAACTACAGGTAAAGCCACAGACCTAATCACATTCACTAGGTCTACTACAGGTACATATTTAGGTTCTGATGGTTTACTCAAAACTGCTAATACTAATGAGCCTAGAATAGAATATGATGCAGACGGTAATCTGAAAGGCTTGCTGATAGAAGAGCAGAGAACGAATCAGATTCGGTACAGCAACTCTTTATCAGGTAGCGCATGGAGTGGAACAAACTGCACAATAACTACAGACTCTACAACATCGCCTGACGGCAATATAAACGCTTCTAAATTAACGTGCAGTGGTGGGTCAGCTTCAGTTTGGCAGTTTCCTATACCATCAGGTTTAAGTGGGAACTATTCTAACAGCATATACTTAAAAGCGGATACTTTAAATTATGCACAGTTAAATGTTGGCTATTTGACTACAAACTTTGTTGCTAATTTTGACTTAGTAAACGGCACTGTTACGCACATACTAGGAACAGGCGCAACAATTACTGATGTTGGCAACGGTTGGTATCTATGCACTTTGCCTTTTAATACACTTGGTTCAGGCGGTTTCAGCGTCACACCTATAGACAGTATGTCTAGCACAAGACGCAGTGGAGCAGTAGGTAGCGTATTTGTATATGGCGCACAGTTAGAGTCAGGCTCATTCCCTACGTCATACATACCAACATCAGGTAGTACAGTAACACGAACTAGTGAACAAGCATCGTTGAATGCATCACTGTTTGAGTATAATGGCAACGAAGGCACAACGGTTATAGAGTTTGATAAAGCTAACTGGGCATACACAACAACTTTTCCAAGAGCATATAGTTGGGGACATGGTAGTCAAAGCGTAGACATTTTGAATGATGTTTATAATTATGGAAACTCTCCACCAAACTCTGGAAAAATAAGATTTCGTGTAGATGACTCATCAGGTAATGCTGTATTTGGTGCTAATTTTATAAATGGTAGTGAAAACGATAATACAGCAAAAGTTGCGATAGCACTTAAAGACAATTATATGTCTATTGCATGGAAGGGCACAGTAGTGTTTACAGACACAACAGGAAACCATGCTATTGACTTAGTAACGAAACTTCACATTGGCTCAAAGTTTATTGAGACAACAAGCGTGGTCAACGATTACATAAATGGGCATATCAAATCTATTAAATACTACCCTGTAAGATTAACAAACAATCAATTGAAGGCATTAACACAATGACACATTACTTAAAGTTTGAAAGCGAAGAGGCAATGCGTACAGCGTTAAGTGCCTATTACTTTGAAGATGATGAGGGCAACAGTGTTCTCTCAACAGGCAACCACGAATACGCTATCGATAACATTGGCTCTATCTTTGAGCCAACAGGTGAGACTGAGACTGACGAAGAGGGCAATGAGATACCTCTTATGAGTGCAGTAGAGGGATACCATGTAAACTTCTTAGGTGACTTACCTGAGAGCCTACAGGCATTTGCTATTGATGCGCCTGCTACACCGTATAGAATATTTGCGGCTATGCCAGTATATGAGGACATTGAAGAATGAACATCTTAACTACCCTAATCGTAACGGATGCAGACAAGGCATCAGCACAAGGCGTTATAAACACCTTACACACCACTGAGGAAGGCGCAAGCACTCAGGGTGATACATTGTTTAGTGTAGAACTAACTGACGGCACAGACACATTCTGGGCTACTACAGGGTTCTTATATGGCGATGACCTGACTGCTTTAATTAATACTGACTACATCCAGTATGCGTGTTTCCCTGCTGATTTAGACAAAGCATTAGAAGCTAACAGCTTAACTAGAGTAGAAGTGGAGTCTGAGGAAATCTAACATGGACGGTAACAGAGAAGCATTGCTGAAGCTAGAAGCGCATGAGAGAGAATGTGCTGCAAGAATGGAAAACATACAAGACAAGCTAGGTGTTGTAGATAAGCGTCTTGATATGGGTATGGACAAGTTTAAAAACATCGAGCGCTTGTTGTGGCTTTTGTATCCACTGATTTTAGGGCTAGACATCATTGGGCAAAAACTTATTTAAGGCTGCACTGTTATTGGTATCAAGTTTAGCGTTTGGCACAGAACAAGAAGGCAGCCTAAACACTAACAACGAAAACAGCACAGTGAACAGCAACAATGTTACTACTGATGAGAGCACGACTAATACTTATCAGGGCGCTGGCGCAGCATCTAAAATACCAGTAGGTTCAGCTATCAGCCCTAGTATGCAATCGTCAGGCATGGAGACGTGTTTAAAGGCAGCAGGCAGCTCCATACAGACAGTTGGCTTTGGATGGTCTAGTGGTAAGTATGTATTAGACAAAGACTGTACACGTAGACGTGACGCAGCTCTGCTGGACAAGTTTAATATGAAGGTAGCAGCCATCAGCATGATGTGTCAGTCAGTAGATGTCTGGAAAGCCATGTTTTCTGCTGGTACGCCATGTCCAGTAACAATAGGTGGCAAGTTGGTAGCAGGTAGGCGCAGCTATTTAGTAATGATGCAGAACCCAGAGTTACACATACCTGATTATGGACCAGATACAGAAGATTACTACAACACAATGTTAAACATAGGGGCGGAGCAAACAGATGAAGAAAGCGATAATAGGAGCATTAGCGATATGTTCCGTAGCAGCAAACAGCGACCAGCTAACTGATTTAGTTAATACATCTAATGCGATAGTTGACCAGATTGACCGTGGCATCTTGTTAGTAGGTGCTGCAACAGAATACGCATACGTAGGCGATGGTATGTCAGACGGCACGTTATCTACATCTGCACACATCTCTGCACAGCAAGTTACAGCTTATAACAACGCACTATCCAACTTTAGCACGTATCTGCCCTATGGCAGTGTTGAGGCTGTATTGCAGCAAGCGGCTGCAACAGAGCTAGAGCTTATGGAAGATAGCGTAGAAGTGTTCACAACTGCTGTTATTGAGATGAGCACCACTATACAAGTAGCTGAGATGGCTGATGAAAGCGTTGGCAACCCAGCTGAAGAAGAACAGGTGCAAGAATTTGTTGCACAGAACGAAGAAGTGCTGATGATATCTCAGGATACAGTAGATTCGTACAATGACAGTATGGATTCTATCGAGGAGCACGCTAATAAAGCTGCTGGGTACATTGCCGTGGCTGCAAATGAGGATGCTGTAGCGTTTTTAGAGCAAGGCGCTGTAAATAACAACGCTGTAGCAGAAGAAGCGACTATAACTTACAGTGCAGAGCAGCAATGGGTGTCTATGAAGTGGGCAAACACTAATAATGCGACTGCTGTATACCTAAATGGACAGAATTTTGGCTTAGATATGTATGTAGACCAAGAAACAGTGCTATATGCAGGTGCTGAGTCAGAGTTTTACCTAACTGGACCAACTGCGTCTGGCTATGATTGCTTTATGTATGAGATAGGATGTAGTTTTGATTGATGATACAGAGCTAAAAATTGGCAACACGTCATTTAAGGGTGTGTGGATAGGCATAGTGCTAGCAATTGGTACATCAATTGGTGGTACAGTTTGGACTGCTTCTAGTTTATACTCAAGGCTAGAGTCAGTGGAAGCTGTAAGCATACCTGATGTTGAGCCTGTTACTGAAAGAGTCACGCTAATCGAGCAAAGATTAGAGGACAACGATGTAGGGCAATTAAAGGGTAATTTAGCGGCTTTAGGCACTAACCTTGAAACTATATTAGAGCAGCAAGAAAAGCTGTTAGAACTCAAATCTGACGTCTCTAGGCTAGAGAAAGATATAGAAGCCATGAGAAGCACTGTAAAGCAGGCAGAAATCGTCAGTAACAGCTTAGGTGACGTAAGTGAACGAATTAAAAAAGTCGATTTAGAAATAAATAATTTGTGGGATGGGCTCGACTACGTAACGAGCAATCCATTGAGGTAGATATGTGGCAATCATTAGTTGGACCTATAGCTAATTTAGCTGGTGGCTATTTCAAGAACAAAGCGGAAGAGAAGCAGGCTAAGCATGAGGCTAAGATGAGCGTTATTAAGAGTGACGCTGATTGGGAGTCTAAGATGGTTGATGCTTCGGCTAGCTCGTGGAAGGATGAATTTTGGACGCTAGTGCTATCTGTGCCTGTCTTTATGATTGGCTACGCCATTGTAGTAGATGACGTCACAGTTATTGATAGGGTAGAAAAAGGCTTTATCGCATTATCTGGGCTGCCTGAGTGGTATCAATATTTACTGTTTATAGCTATAAGCAGTAGTTTTGGTATCAAGGGTGCAAGTAAGCTGATGAATCTAAGGAACAAATAATGGCAACAGTACCATTTGACATACCAGCAGGTGTTGTACGGCACGGCACAGACAGCGAGTCAGCAGGTCGATGGCGTGATGTAAATTATGTGCGCTGGGAAAACGGCTCGCTGCGTCCTATAGGTGGCTGGCACGCACGCGAAGATAGAACTGACACAGCAAACACGGTAGAAGTAACACTAGGCACAAATGTGAAAGCGCGTGCAGCGTTAGCGTGGAAAAGCACATCAGGCACAGCGTGGATTGCTGCAGGTAGTTTCAACAATCTATTCAGCATTAATGAGGCGGGTACAGTAACAAGCATATTAGCTTCTACTATATCAGGAGCTACTGATGGCGCTGCAGAGAATGTTGGTTATGGTAAATATCTATACGGCAAGGGTTTTTACGGTGAGCCACGACCTACGTCTGGTGTTTTAGGTGATGGCAGCACATGGTCGCTAGACAGCTGGGGTGAGTACCTCGTAGCAGTAAATTCACATGACGGTGTTTTGCGTCAGTGGACTTTGACTGGCACTGCAGACCAAATTAGCACAACAGACACAGCTTTTCCTGCTAATAACGACAGCGTGGTAGTAACAGAGGAAAGATTCTTATTTGCGTTAGGCGCTGATAACGACCCTGCTAAAATCAAATGGTGTGACCGTGAAGATAATACAACATGAACACCATCTGCCACAAATGAAGCTGGCGACATTATATTAGACACAGTTGGCAAGATACAGCTAGGCTTACAGGTGCGCGGTAGAACGCTTATTTTAACTACAACAGATGCTCACGTAGCAACTTACAGTGGACCACCAGCAGTATATGGTTTTGAAAAAGTAGGCAGCAATTGTGGCGCTGTTAGCCGTCACTGCGCTGTAGCACATGAGCAAGGTGCATTCTGGATGGGCACTAATGGCTTTTATTTTTATGACGGTCAGTCTGTACGTGATATACCGTGTGACGTGCAAGATTACGTGTTTAAAGGGATGAACTTTGAGCAGCAGGGTAAAGTATACGCTGTCAAAAACAGTAGGTTTAATGAGATATGGTGGTTTTATCCAAGCACATCTACTGCTGAAAACGACAGGTACGTGTATTACGATTACAAAGAAAATCACTGGGGTATAGGTATATTAGACAGGACCGCAGGTGTTGATGCTGGTGTGCACAGAACGCCTATATGGTTTTCTGCTACTGGTAAAGTATATGACCACGAAACAGGTTATACACATGAGCACACTGATAACGGTGAGCAAGTGTTTAGTTATGCTGAGTCAGGACCAGTAGAAGCAGGGCAAGGTGAGCGCATAATAAATGTGACAAAAGTTATCCCTGACCACAAAGCGCAAGGTGAGCATAACTTAGTTTTTAAAACACGAAACTATCCTAACGACCCTGAGACAACGAAGGGACCATTTAGTGCTATATCACCTACAAATGTGCGACTACAGGGCAGGCAGTTTAGGCTGCGAATCGACCCTAATAGCAAGCAAATAAATTACGATGATTTAGCGCAAGAAGCATTAAAAGTAAGTATTAGAAAAGCTAGTCCATACTCAGATGTATATATAAATGGTAGGCATATATTAGATATCACTAACGATGGAAATGTTAGCGGAGCTGACGCTGTAGCTATTCTCGCACATGGCGCAGGCACACAAAGCTACGACTGGATAACAAACGAAGTTATTCCATATACATTGGCTAATTATCCAGAAACTGCAATAGTGTTTGACGTAACCTACAACACGCAAGATTGGACGTTAGGCAACCTAAAATTAGAAACTAAGCTAGGCGGAGCTAGATGAGCTACCAAAACAGACCACCAGCGCTAGCAGGCAATGTCAATACATGGGCAGAGCGCCTAAATGATTGGCTTGTACGCAATAAGTCTAAGCTAGGGTATTACTTGGCTGGTCAGTCTGCTGCAGAAGATGGCGTCTTGTTATGGGACGCAGATAACAGCAGATTAGTGGTATCGTCTAATGGGTCATGGGTTGCTGTGTCTGGCGGTGGCGGCAGCATAACAAATTATCTACGCGATGATGCTGATGACTCTACTAACTTTAGACTTACAATGGGTGGGCTTACAGTAGACACAGACACTTTGTACGTTGACAGCACTAATCATGAAGTTGGCATAGGCACTACAGACCCATCTGAAAGACTTGAAGTTGTAGGCAATGTTGAAGCTACAGAGTTTATAGGTGATTTGCGTGGAGCGGTAGTATTTAAGGCGAAAGCAGGTGAGGCTCTTACTAAAGGCAATGTCGTTTATATATCAGGAATATCTGGCAACACAACAGTAGTAAGTAAAGCTAGAGCTGATGACGCAGCTAAGATGCCAGCGTTTGGCTTAGCAGCGAAGACTGTGTCTATCAATGCAGCGCTAGAAGTTTACACGTTTGGCACTTTATCTGGTTTAGACACTAGCAGCTTTACAGAAGGAGACGAGCTGTTTGTGCAAGCAGGCACAGCTGGTGGCTTAGTAGCAACTGCACCAACAGGCGAAGGCGCGCAGATACAAAAGATGGGAAAGGTTACAAGGTCGCACGCATCGTCAGGCACTATCAAGATTATGGGTGCAGGTCGGACAAATGCTACGCCTAACTTGAATAATGGTAATTTTTTCTTAGGCAATGTTAATAACATAGCAACTACCGCATCATTTTCGCAAGAAGTAAGTAATTCAACAACAGGCAAGGCAAACAAATCAGGTGATACATTTACTGGCGATGTCATTATTAGCGGTACAAATAACTTAGAAGTAGGAGAGCTTCATTCAGTTACAGGCAGTAGAAATGTTGTCAGTGGTTATGACAACACAGTGTCTGGTAGTAACAATAACGTATCTGGGCAAAATAATACTGTTAGTGGTGATGTGTCTTTAGTTACTGGCTACGCAAATGTTATAGGCTCTAGTGGCAATAGAGGTATAACTGCAGGATACAACAACTACAACTATAGCCAAAATAGTATAATAGTAGGCAACAGTAACAACACTAGCTCTACTGGTCATAACTCTATAGTAGGTGGGTATAACAACTCAGCAAGCGGCAATCATTGCCTTGCTGTTGGGCATCAATGTCAAGTTGGCTCTGCAACAAAGTGGTTTTCTACTGGTTTAGGTTATCAAACGCAATCACTTGGCACTGCTAGTTTCACAGGTGGTAGGTCTACATATGACGGCTCAGTAAAATATACCCGAGTAGATGCAGATGCAGGGTTTGCTTTTGGTACTGGAAATCATGTATTTGCAAATGCACCAAGCAGTATTGCGCTAGGAACTTTAACACATTGTGGTGAAACTTCACCTGCTACTGGCGTTACAGCAGCACAGTCTATGGCTATAGGTTACAGGTCAAAAGCCTATAAAGACAACAGTTTTGCAGGTGGTAACCAAAGTTACTCCTTCGGTGATACATCGTTTTCATTTGGTAATGGTGCAGTAGCTAGTAATGGTTTTTCAAACATTGCACTAGGTAGAGGTATTACAACGCCTGTTAGTGGTGGCTCAGCTACTACTATTGGAGCTGTAAGTGTAGGTCAATTCAATGAGTATGCTGTAACAACAGCGCAGCACTTTAGTGTAGGAACAGGTACAGGTGACGGCTCACGTTATACATCTATGTATGTTGGTCCACGCTCTAGCGCAGATAGTGGTATAGTTATGCGAGCGCTAAAAGATTCAGCTAACTACGCAAATGACAGCGCTGCTGCGACTGGGGGCGTGCCATTAGGCGGCTTGTATAGAAGCAGTGGTTACGTAAAGATTAGGATGACATAATGGCTATTACATGGGATATCAAAGAGTTAAAAACTAACGCAAATAATGGTGTTAATTATGTGCTTTATTTTGCGTGGGATGAGGAAGTTACTGG